GCGTAGGTCAAGGGAACACCTACAGGCGACTGTCTCCACCTTCTTTTCCATCCTGGCGTTGGGGAGAAGTTTAGTCACTCAAGCAACCTCCTCAAGCTGGAAACCCGGAAGGGCTTTTCCTATTTTGTGTGTGGTCAAATCCCTTGGAACTACCTTTTCGTTCTCAATACGTGAGATTGCGGCGCCAGACATTCTGGTTAATCCAGCGATATGCTCTATTGTCCATTCACGCTCTAACCTGTACTGTTTAAGGCGTTTACCGAATGATTCCGTTGTCATTGGTAATATCTTACTGCAAGTAATTACTTAATGCAAGTAAAAAATGCACCAAAGGTAAGAAAAGCCTTGAATACCCTGCCGCCAGTGGGTATTAAATATAGGCAAATGGTAGATAGAACAGAGATATCTGACTGGCTATTCAATAGGACGCGAGAAGATAAGGCCCGAGCTAGGGCTAATGGTGAGACGTTGCATGACTACCAAATAGCGGAAGACTTGGAAACCTCTCCCCAGAACCTTTCCCGATGGATAAGCGGTAACTTGGTTCCGGCTGAAATTCTGGTGTTTGTTCACATGGCAAGGCGATGGGACGCAGATATCTGTCAACTATTCAAGATGGCCGAGAGAGAATACTTGATACCTAAGTATGAAAAATATATGGAGATGCTGAAACCGTCAAAAAAAGCCAAGGCCAAGTGATATGTTTCTGCAAGCATTGGAAGAAGAAGAACGGTGGAGAAGTCCCCTTCCATGATACATGACATTTCGAGTCTTCACCCGTGAAGGTGAACGCGGTGTCACGGTATCCGACAAGGGGTGCTTAGGGAACATAGCATTGTACGAAGAATGTACCGAATAAGCGTTTTATGTAGTTGTTACAAACTTTGTAGTACGAGGAGGGTTTAAAAATGTGGTTGTTACTTTTTTTGATGTTTCAAACCATCGCCACGACGGAAACGGGCGAGAAGGTGATGCTCTTTCGGGATGGCACCTGGCGGGTCATGGAGGAGAAGGCTCCAAACAAGCTCGTCTACCTTCAAAATGAAAAGAGGATAGCCAAACAGCCGGGGCTCTTTGGTGACTACTCAGGAAGCGAAGAGAGTATTTCCATAACCGATCTGTCCCAGGAATTGGCTAAGTACGGCCTCAAGACGACTAGAAAAGAGTCTGCTGCGCGGCTCACCTTAATTTATGAATTCGAGGCGTGGTCTATAATTGACGAAAATGGGGAAACCCTCCACGTTGACACAGACCCAGCATGGTCCCAGAAGAACCGCATCAAGGACGCGGCCAACGTCATCAAACAGCTCTTGATGTGAACCTCACCCTAATCTTCCTCGGCCAGTACGGTAAATTCAACTACTACTACTTTATCACCTACGTTGTAAACACCGGAGCTTCAGAGGAGGGATTTGGGTTTTCGGTGAGCGTGGACACTGAAACGGGGATGCTAAGATTGCCGCTAAAAGAAAGGGCCTGACTAGACGGATTAAATGCTTAGTCAGACCCCGATGCTTAAATAGCACCATGTTCCGAATGCACTCACCATACACATATCCGGTGACTATTTCGGGCATCGGTGCGTCTGACGGATCGGTAATGCTTGGCGCATTTGTAAAATCGGCTAAAGGAGGGCGGATGAAGTCGATAGCCCAGTCCGAAAGCAGAAAGGGCTTCCGCCTCTGTACTACCCCACAGAGATTTGATCTGCAATCAGTGGGTGGGTTAAGACACCGCTGGGCCTAAGTGACGCTGGCTCAAACCCGGATAGCTTAAGGCGTAGACATGGCCATTAGGCCGTCCTATGCCTTTCACTCAGCTGGTCTAAACCCGGATAGGGGGTTAAGGGGGGGGGCACATCGACCCCATTTCGCCCACACCTGAAAAAAACACCCACTTCAAGTATAATGGGCGTAGTGGAACCCCTATACTTCAGCGTTACTTCCTACGACAACGAAGAATTAGTGCGTTATGAAGTCAAGGGCAAATACAAGATTGATTATATTGACTACCTTCGGCGTTCTACCGCTACAATTATCGAGGCTTTGACGAAAGCCCAGGCCCAGTGCAAGGAAGAGGAGTGTTGTGGATACTTTAGCATCTGGGGTGAGGAAGAAAACCAAAGAATAGAATTACAAATTAAGCCAGATGGCACCATCATCCGAATTGAAAACTGAGACTTTCACCTGTCTTGTCTGTGCCAAGACAACTATGAGTAGGTCCGTGTCTAGGATTGCCCAGTACCTCATGGACATTGAAAAAGAGGGTTTCTATGGCAACCTGACTGTTCATGTGGCCGGAGGGCAAATTAAGCGTATAACCATTAACGAGGACTTCAAGCCAGAGGCCCTAGTCAAAAAGTAACAGATTGGTTATGCTATAATCAGCATTGGTCTAACCTAACAGTGGCGACCTATCTGGGTCGCCGTTTCTTTTTCCGACCCACAATTTAGGCATCGAGCTACTTGGGGCTCACTAATCCACCAAAGAGAGATAAGCCTAGCCTTGCCTGGACACCCCCTACTAACCCCTGAAGAAGATGAAATACTCGTCCCTTCCTGGGCCTTCCCTAAACTCCGCAAGCTGGGCCTACTCAAGAGAAACCGGCGCAAGCGGATGCCACAGATTTCCCCCCGCATCTACCTGTTCATGTATAGGCAATACGACACCCTCACCGATGGCTTACGCGCCCTACTAGGAGAAGATGTTATCGGGCCAGCATACGTCAGTTGTACTTGTAAGAAGTGCGGCGACGAAATAGACATTGATTACCAAGCCTCACCCCACGGGCAAGGAAGGTAGCGTCCAGTAACACGAATGTAACCCTATCATCCACACAACTGAAAACCCGATGATTAATAAATCCATGAAAAAGAATCTTTTCATCCCTTGTGTCCTTGGCTTCTTGATGTGTACCCCCGCCTATGCTGACATCGTAGTTTCTAGGGCTATTACTGGAATTTTCGGTGCTGGTTTTAAGATCTCGGAGCCTGGTGCCATTGCGAGATTTTTGGCTGATGTCCCCAACAGTACCAGGATAGGTTTTCAAATGGAAATTACGGTCAAGGCCAATGGTGAGAACCTAGCGGATGTCGTTGTAACTGACCGTTTTGGCGGTGAGCTTGCTGTTCAATGCGTTAGCGCTTCAGAAATGTGCCGTTTAATCACAAAGGGCAAAACCAATAAAGTCTTCTTGACTTGGAAGATAGGAGATTTGGCTGATGGCGATTCGAGAAGCTTAATTTTAGTGGCAACAACTGATCTAAACCCAGTTGGCAAGCAGGGATATGCTGAATGCGGTGTCCACGATTTAAACTCAGGCGCGACAGCGAAGGCTAAGGTTGATAGGTTTTTGCCACCACGTAGCCGTGGATCCCGTAAGAGACAGATTAGCAATAGCGCGGAGTCTATAACAATAAAAGTCTCAGGGACCAGATCGGCAGCGTTTTCAGAGTGTAGTAATTGCCTAGATGATGATGGGGATGGCTTTCTTGACTTGGATGATCCCGAGTGCTCAGACTCATCGGATAACGCTGAAGAGATATTTTGATTACCTGCGACCTCCAACCCCCACGCAAGAAGAAAGCCTATTGGTGCAGATTGTGTAAGGAGTACCGCTCTACGGCAAAGGGGGCTATCTGTATGCACTGTAGGGGGGATATCAAGTTGCTTGAAAAGATGGTGAAGAGTGCAGATTGAGTCCATACCCATCACCAAGATAAAGCCCGCCTTGTATAACCCGCGCAAGGACTTGAAACCCGGCGACCTAGAGTACGAGAAGTTGAAGCGCAGCATAGACACCTGGGATGTAGTTGAACCTATTGTGTGGAATAAGCGCACGGGTAATTTGGTGGGTGGACATCAGAGGTTGAAAATATACAAGGCGCGGGGCGACAAGAAGGCTGACGTTTCTGTGGTGGACTTGGACGACGCTAACGAGAAAGCCTTAAATATCGCGCTCAACAAGATAAGCGGGGACTGGGACTTCTCCTCACTAGCCGACCTACTTCTTGACCTTGACCAACTGGGCGTGGACTTGGACGTAACGGGATTCGACGCTGGTGAGATAGAAGACTTAATGACGTGGACACCTGACGGAGAGGTGAAGGAAGACGACTTTAACGAGGAGCCACCTGAGAAACCGTTAACTCAGGTGGGGGACTTGTACGAGTTGGGTAGGCATAGGCTGTTATGTGGGGATGCGACGGTGGTGACGGATGTTGAAAACCTATTAGGTGGTTCCACGGCAACCCTATGCTTCACCTCCCCTCCCTACTCAGACCAGAGAAGTTATACCAAGGATGGCGACCTGTCCCCATCTCACCTTGCTCAATTTATACCCGCTTCATTGTTTGGAGTCGAGTATTTTGCTGTGAATTTAGGGGTGTCTCGTAAGGGCGGTGTCGTGGACTGTTACTGGGGCGACTATATAAAAATTGCAGAAGGGTGCGACTTGGGTTTGCTGTCGTGGAATGTATGGTCAAAAACTGGTGGTTTTTCTGTGGGGCGGTTGACGGCAATGTTTCCTATACAGCATGAGTTCATCTTTGTCTTTGGGAAAACTAAAAGGAAATTAAAGCCGACGGTTCCTAACGAAAATGCTGATGCCAATGTGGTATCAACAGACAGGGACAGGGATGGAGTTATTGGTGACAGTAAAAGGGTTAAGGTAAGAATGCATCGGGAATTAGGGACCGTGTTAGTATCTCCCCCAGTTGATAAAAACGACAAGCACCCGGCATCCTTTCCCATTACTCTCCCAGCGGAATACATAAAGGCTTTCGGTGGGGATGTTTATGACCCGTTCTCTGGTTCTGGAACTACAATAATCGCCGCAGAGCAACTAGGGTGCAGGTGCTATGGAATGGAGATAAGCCCGCAATATGTGGACGTGGCTGTACGCCGCTACGCCCAATTCAAAGAAGAAAACCCCGCCAAATACTTTAAACAGGTGAAGCGTGCCGCGTAAGAAGATGGGGCGACCCGTCACCAAGTTCGACTATGAGAAGGTGGAGAAACTGGCTTCCATCCATTGCACGGATGAGGAGATAGCCTACATCCTAGATATTTCACCCAGCACTATTAAGCGCCACAAGAAGGACGACACCCGACTTTTGGACTGTATAGAAAAAGGGCACGCTGTAGGGAGGATGTCCATTCGTCGCGCACAGTTCGAGTCAGCCCTAAAGAATCACAACGCCACCATGCAAATCTGGCTAGGCAAGCAATACCTTGGGCAAAGGGATGAGTCCCACCAGAGCATAGAGAAAACCGTCAACGTAAATGTCCAGCAAACCGCTGACCGCTTCATGGATGAGTTGGAGCGCATCGCTTCCCGCCAAGAAACGAAAACAACTATTCAGTAAGTTCTCCCCCGAAGAAAAGATGGTCATAAAGCATTGCTGGCCGCTATGGGCCAGGCCGAATCAGGTGTGGCCTGAAGATGCTGAAGACAAGCGGATATGGCTACAGCTCATGGGGCGCGGTTCTGGGAAGACGAGGGCCGGGGCTGAGTGGGTGAGAGGGAGGGTTAATTCAGGGGAAGCCAAGAGGATATGCTTTCTTGGTCCTACGCCTGGAGATGCTAGAGACGTAATGATTCAAGGTGAGAGCGGGATAATGAACATCGGCCCACCTGAAGAGAGGCCCGAGTACATCCCTACTAACCGTTCATTGACCTGGGCTAACGGGGCGAGAGCGACGGTCTTCTCGGGACACAGCCCGGAACAGTTAAGGGGGCCCCAGTTCGACACAGCCTGGGTGGATGAGCTATGTGCTTTTAAGTATGTGAGGGAGTCCTGGGATATGCTGATGTTCGGGATGAGGCTGGGTGACCCCAAGATATGCGTCACCACCACACCCAAGCCCATATCCCTGATACGGGAACTCCTACAGATGAAGTCCGTAGTCGTCAGCACGGGCTCCACCTATGAGAACCTAGAAAACCTCTCGCCTTTCTATCAGGACATCATTTCCCGGTACGAAGGAACCAGTCTTGGGGAACAGGAGCTTCACGCCAAGCTACTCGATGAGATGCCGGGTGCCCTGTGGACCCGGAAGATGCTCCAGGACAATCGAATCGCAGAGGAACAACTCCCCGAACTTAAACGGATAGTGATTGCCATAGACCCCGCCGTTACAGCAAAAGAAGAAAGCAATGAGACTGGCATTGTTGCTTGTGGGTTAGGTGAGAATGGGCACGGTTACCTACTTAAAGATATATCGGGCCGCTATAGCCCGGATGAGTGGGCTAGGAAGGCTATTAACCTATACCACGAACTAGAAGCTGACAGGATTATCGCTGAAGTTAATCAAGGTGGGGATATGGTGCAGCACACGATTAGGATGGTGGAGAGAGATGACGGCCGGCCAGTAGCTTATAAGGCAGTTCGAGCGTCCAAGGGTAAGCATACAAGAGCGGAACCTATCGCTGCCCTAGATGAACAGGGGAGAATTCACCACGTCGGCACATTTCCAGGCATGGAAGACCAGCTTTGTACCTGGGAAGTTGGCGAGGACAGCCCCGACAGATTAGATGCTAGGGTCTGGGGATTCACCGAACTATTAGGGGGCAAGAAGTACCACGACCCCCGCTCCCTATCCTTCACGGGAGAGAAGAAGGCACCGGCCTACGGGATAAATGCCTGACAAAGAACGACGGCACTGGACCCCAGGCAAAGTGTGGGCAATGGTATCGCGGGATAAAGATTTGCCCCCTACAGGGGAATGTTGCAAGGAAACCTCAAAACTCAGGGAGGCTCTCAAGGTAGTGCGGCCACACAACTGGAGACGATGCGTGCGGGCATACAGCAAAGATGAGGACTGTCTCATTTTCTGGATTGAGGTTGGAGACTGGAGCCCGGACAATATGGGCCTAGTCTGTCAGTGCGGCAAGCACCATGCCTAAAAAGAAAGTAGCCAAAGCCCGCACCTCCCTCTTCTCAGAGCAAGGGGTAAGTGGCCTCAAGAAGCAGTCGGGTGTCCTCTTTGACGAATTCCTTAGGGAGCTTCAGGGCACCAAGGGCCGCAAGATATACCGGGAGATGGCCGACAACCACCCCATTATCGGGGCTACCCGGCACGTCTTTGCCAACATCGTTCGTTCGGTAACTTGGGAGGAGCAGCCCGCCTCTGACTTGAACGAGGACATGGCGGCGGCTGAGTTCCTAACCGAAAACCGAGAGGACCTGTCCCGGCCATTCGGGGAAGTTATCTATGAGATTGTTTCAGGTGAGCTGGTCTACGGGTTCCAGATACACGAACCAGTCTATAAGCGGCGCAAGGGGTTTATAGCTGACTCAGGTAACACCTCTTCCTTCACCGATGGGAAGATAGCCTGGAAGAAGTTACCGAGCAGGGCACAGGAGACAGTCTACAAGTGGCTGTTTCAAGATGATGGCGGGATAGCTGGATTTATCCAGGAGAACCCCAACACCTTTATGATTGCGGGGGCGCAGAGTCGGTTCATCGAAATCCCCATAGAGAAACTACTCCTATTCAGGACCACGACAGAGAAGAACAACCCCGAAGGAAGAAGCCTTTTAAGGGCGGCTTTTGTTCCCTGGCTTCGTCAGAAGGTAATCGAGCAAGCCCAGGCTATCGGCATAGAGAGGCAACTTATCGGGATTCCGTTTATGCGGGCCCCGGCTGAAGTGGTAGAGGGTAAGGGAGACTTCGCAATTATCAAGTCTGACTCCATCTCAATGATGAGTAACATTAGGATGGATGAACAAGCCTTTGTATTGCTACCCAGCGAGTTTGATGATGAGGGCAAGAACCCACTCTGGGATTTCGGGCTAATCTCTTCTCCAGGCAAGGCAACCCACGATACCCCCACTATCCTGAAATGGTACGACCAGCGTATCGCAATGTCTTTACTGTCTGATGCCATCTTAATCGGACATGAGAAGGTGGGCACCTCTGACCTGTCTAAGTCCAAAATGGAGTTGTTAGCGATGGCCCTCGAAACACTGGCCGACGGCATAGAGGACATCTTCAACCGCATAGCCATACCCCGCCTTTTCAGATTGAACGGTATGAACCTCCAAGCCTTCCCCAAGTTGAAGCACGGCAAGATTGAGCGGGTGGATATTCAGGAGTTGGGTGAGGTTATCGCCAAGTTTGCCGGTGCCGGTATGCCCTTATTCCCAGATGAGGAGCTGGAGAACTTCGCCCGCGAAAGTGCCGGTATGCCCCTAGTTCCTGAAGATAGAGAGTTGCCTGTTGATCCTCAGATGGCTGATGAAGACATCTCCGATGGAGATATAGAGGGCGAAGAGGATTAGCTTGGCTGGTCCCACTGGTTCTCGCAGGGCAAAGGTCTTGTTAGTAGATGGGAAGATCCACGTTTTACGCAACACAACAACATATGGGGATCACTTTGAAAAAGATTATAGGGGTGACTGGATTCCCGTAGTTAAACCCTGGCACTACATTTTAGAGAAACCGAAACGTAAACAACCATCCCGCTTGAAGGCTTATCGTATCAACGGGGAAATCGTAGTGAGGAAGATATGAAGAAATTATTGTTTCTATTCCTGTTTACATCATCAGTCATAGGCCAGTCGGTAAGTATGGTGTGGGATGCCAATACCGAAGTAGACCTTGCTGGTTATCATGTGTACCGAAAAGACCCGGGAATGACTACTTTTGCTAGGCTCACAGCCTCCATTCTCCCTTGTGGCCCCAGTGATTTTACTTGCACGACATACGCAGACGGCGCAGTTGCTTATGGTGTCACCTATGAATGGGTAGTGACTGCCGTTAATACGTCAGGTTTAGAGTCGGGTTTCTCTAATGTCCTCTCTGCTAACGTTCTTAACCCCAACGCACCCTCCGCACCTACTGGATTAGTTCTAGTTGTCATTGCCAAAAACGAATTCCAGTTGGATTGGGCCGATGTTGAGGGGGCTGATTATTACGAGGTCTGGGTAGCACGTAAGCAAGCCGATAACTGGCATATTGAGATGACAACTCTAGCAAGTGCCATACCCCCATTGAAGATGACCGGACAGAGACGCTGGGCGATGGTACGCGCTATTGATGGCGGTGTGCCCGGCGCGTTTACAGCAGCAATACGAATAGGCAAATAATGGCAACCCTAGACCAACTTACGCTAGACGCAGACGGGACGATTGACACCGTTAACATCGAACATGATGCCGGCATTGGTTCACCTTATGTGGGTCATTGTAATGATGCCCCTGATGGAGTTAGCGCCGATTGGGTTGGCAATGACACAGGTGAGAAGACGGGAACTGCGTGGTTCAGCCTTTCCGATGTCAACGCCGACTTCAGTTCTATGGATTCACTCAACATTGATGTTGATGTGGACGCGACTTCATCCTCTGATGACACCTGTGCGCTAACTGCCCGTATCTTTGATGCGGACAATAGCACCACAAATCCCCTAACTGATGAATCTGGGAATCTTGGAACGGAAGCAGACACAACAAGGGCACAGAGAAATGTGGTCTTTGCTGGTCTTGCTGGAACCGAAGCCCAATGGAACGCTGCTCATATCAGGTTCACTTGGACTTATGCAAAAACGGGTGCCGGGGATAACCTGCAAGTCAGGCTCTATGGGTGTGACGTTGATGGCACATACACCATAGCAGGTGGCCTTTCAATCCCTATCGCCGCTTATCACTATAACCATCATTTAGGGAGTATGGGTTAATGGACTCACACCTTAGACAAAGCACACAAAGAGTCGTCAGAATAGGACCAGCCGTAGCCGTGGGAGATGGTTTTACGCCCGTTACCTCCCTTGCTCTTGCTGGTGCAGAAGATGAAGCAGAATTGCTTAAAAACACAGGCGGGATTGTTGATATAGCCGGACGTACTTTCGCGGCAATTACAACCGCTGATGGATATTACGATCTTACCTTAACTACCGCTGACACAGACACCGTTGGCCCCCTGACGGTACTTATCCATGACGACTCACTGATTCTTCCACTGAGCCATCGCTATGAAGTGATTGAAGAGTCTATCTATGATGCTCTATACGCTGCTTCCGCCGCCGGATTTGATGGCAACCAACGGGTGGACGTTGGATCATGGTTAGGAACTGCCGCCGCTACACCCAACAACGCCGGAGTTCCCCTAATAGATTTAGTTCGTATTGTTGGGGGTTTGGTTCCCGCACCCAGTACAACCGGAGTCCCCGATGTCAACGTGGAGAGGTGGTTAGATACTCTAGTAACTCTAAGCGCAAGTACCCCTGACGTAAACATCCAATCCACAGATGACATTGCCCTTTCAACAACACAGAAGGCGGAAGCAGCGTATAGAGCATCATAGATAGACTCTTCAATCACTTCATAGCGATGGCTCAGTGGAAGAATCAGTGAGTCGTCATGGATAAGTACCGTCAGGGGGCCAACGGTGTCTGTGTCAGCGGTAGTTAAGGTAA